TCACCGTATCCGCCGTGACAACCAAGCCGCATAGATTTCGGTGGTTTTGACCGAGCTGTGACCGAGTTGCTGGGATACATCATAGATCGAGGCGCCTTGTTGCAGGGCACGGATGGCGTAGGTGTGTCTCAGGTCGTGGCAGCGGAAGTGGCGGGCTTTGTCCGGTATGGCGCTGGCTAAAAGCACGCGGAAGCGGCCTGGGACGTTGGTGTAGCGCTGTCCTGACGGGTTGCGGAAGACGTAGCCGCTCGCGTTTTCCGGGCGGCTGCGTTGCAGCTCTCTGGCCTGCCTGGGCGAGAGTCTGACCACGCGGGGCGATCTCGTCTTCGTTCTGGCGAAGGTCACGGTGGGGCAGGGGGCGTTGAGGTCCAGCTGCTCCCATGAAAGCGAGGCGGCCTCTTCTTGCCGGCAGCCGGTCCGGGCCAGAAAGCGAATCATGTCGCGCATGCCGGGTGGAGCGCGACGCGTCAGGCGTGCGAGGTCGCGTAAGGCCACGGGCCTGATGGGTTCGCGGCGCTCCTTGATCTCTTCCATTTCGTCCGGCACCGGATTGGCGGTAATCCAGCCGGCGCGACGCGCCACGCGCATGATGCGGCCCATCACCATCAGGTCGCGGCGTATGGTGGCACCGGAGGTCTTGGTGCGTCGTCTGGCCGCAACGAACTCATGCACGTCGCGGGAGGTAATCAGGCTGATATCCCGCCCCGCGAAATAGGGGTGGAGCTGCCGCAGGCTCGTGCGGTATCTCGTTTGGGTGCTGGGGCGCAGATCGGCAAATTGCAGCTCCTCCCACCGCACCACGGCGTCTTCCCAGTTCCTGACCTCAGGAGGCTTTAAGCCGGCGCGTTGATCTTCCGCCTTTTCGAGCAGCTCTTTGAGCCGCTGCCGGGCTGTACGCCGATCAGTCGTGCGTAGCGATCGGCGGATGTCGCGCCCTTTGATCTGGATCCGAGCGTAATAGGTGCCGTTTGCGGCCTGGTAGAGATTGCTGGACACGACGGCCTGCTGGCCTCCTGATCGAGATAGTCGTCAATCGCTGACGTCGTTATGCGCCAGACAGAACCGATCTTGGCGGCGCGTAGAGCGCCCGTGGCGCAAAGCTTCTGGATGAGGCGCGGCGACACGCGCAGCTCGTTCGCCACCTCTGCCGCCGTCTTGCGTATGTGGGTCATGAGTCCTCCTCAAAGTCGGAAGTCTTCAGGGCATCGAGCGTCCGAAGTTGCGTCTCAAGATCGCGGCAGCGCAGCCAGATACGGGCAGAACTCACGGTCTGATGCAGGAGAAACAGGATCAGGCATGCTGTGATCGGATTTCGCGCGATCGCGCTCCAGAGCATTTTGGTCATGACCGTCCCAGACGCCCGTGACGGGCCAGTAGGGCTAGAACAGGATTGGCATTAGGGGCGTCAGGAATGATGCTGCGCCCTTGGGCGGCACGTTCCATCTGCTCGGCCTCGTGGCGCTTGTCGGCCGCAGCGTTTCGCCACAGGCGTTCGGCTGCGGTGCGCCCGGCAAAGCCTGCCTGTTCGGCCAGGCTATTCATATAGGATGCCATGGCCCGCTTGGCCTTGATGGTATCGCGCCCGGTGAGCGGTGGTGTGGTTGGTCTGTCGGGGAGAAAAACGGTTTGAACCGGCGATGCTGACATCGACTTGCGCTCCATCGTGGACGAACGACGAAGCTATTACCGGCGGTAATTATAGTAGGCAAGAATTTTCTTACCGGCGGTAAGATTAATTTTTAAGGGCGGAGATCATCTTAAGGAGGATATCTTGCTGTTCTGGAGGGAGGTCGCGAGCCTGTATAAGAATCTCACGCTCCTTTTCGGTCTGAGCTTTCACTTCTGCTTCGGGCTCGTCTCCGGTCAAAAGCCAGCCAATCGATCTGCCCAAAGCTTCTAAAAGCGCTGGAACGCGCTCCCTCCTAGGCGAAGAACGCCCAGTCTCGTATTGGGCGATCGCGTTTTCCGTAACGCCGATCATGCCGCCAAGTTGAGCTTGGGTAAAGCCCAAATGTTCGCGTTGTGTTCTTATTCTGAGTCCCATCGCTATTGCGGCTGGTGTCGGGGGATTCTTCCTGGATTTCGCACTGCTCATATCCAATTTGATGGCAGATTCCTGACGAGGGCCCACCTTAATTGTCTTGCTTACCATACTTACCGCCGGTAATGTATTGATATGCGTGATCCTATCCTTTCGGACATTCTCAGTCGCAAAGGCGCTGTTAAGCAAATGGCAGCGGCCTGCAAAATTTCTCATGCGGCAGTTTCGCAATGGGAAAGAGTGCCGAAACGACACCTTCACGCCGTGTCGCGTGAAGTGGGCGTTCCCCCCGAAACACTTCGGCCTGATCTCTTCAATTCTGTCGCACAAAGGAATGCAGCATGAGAATCCATCATGCTCTGCAGGCTATTGGCTGCATGTCGCGCCGTCATCCGAAGGGTGTCCGGGCAAGATCGCCTCACTCCCCACCGGGCTCCATCGGATCGAGGGCCCAGCCATGACCACGCACGCAATCAAGACGGCCACGCAGGCTGTCATTCGCGCTGTGGGCGGTGTCGATGCGGCGGCGAGTTTCGTCCGCGTAGGGCGGTCGCAGCTTTCAGACTACCAGAACCGCCATTCGCAATCGGTTGTGCCGGTCGATGTTGCCATCGAGATGGATCGCTGCGCGCAGGAGCCGATCGTTCTGGCCGCCATGGCGCTGGCTGAGGGGTATATCCTCACCCCGCTCAAGGTGGGTGAGGGCGATCTCGCTATTGATATCGAGAAGGTATCGCACAGCTTCAATGAAACCATCGCCACGACGCTTCGCGTGCTGGCGGATGGTGTTGTCGAGACGCATGAAGTCACGGCCATGCGGGCCACGCTTTCAAGCCTGCATCGTGCCGTAGGGCATGCCCTGCATAATCTGCGCGCCACTGAGAAGGCGATGGAAGAACCCGTCGCAGCGCTGCGGGGTGTGTCATGAGCGGCGCTCTTGCCTCCGCCCGTAGCCTCGGCTTGCGCGGCAAATCGGCCAGTTCGGGCGAGCAGGCTCAGGCCAACGCCATTTTCAACAGACTGTGCCGAACCCGTATTGCACGGGTCGCCCTCGCCGGGCTGATCGGTCGCCAGCCTGGCACGGTGGTCAAATGGCATCAAGTGCCGTCGAACCATGTGCGTCCTTTCCTGCGAGCCTATGAAAGCGGCAGGCTGGAGCGGGCAATCAGGGCGATGTCACCTGTCGTGACATCCGCCGAATGCCGCCAGGCACGCGATATCGTGCGCAGGATACGCGCCCGGCGTGGCGGCAAGAGAGTTCTGGGTGAGGCGCTCAAGGTCGCGCCTGACAGCGTGAAGTTCTGGAATGAAATCCCGTTGCGTCATGTGCGTGCCGTACTCGCTTGTTTAGGGGCCGATCGTGGCTTGGCTGAAAGCGATGTGCCGCCGGTCAAACCCTCGGCCAGCACGGCACAGGTGTCGGGCGTGTGGCATCGCAAGTGCCTCTATTGCGGCGCAGACTTTTCGGTGAACTCGCCATTCATCCGCCGGTGCGAAACGCATAGGGGGCAAGGCTGATGGCTCGTCCTGCGCTCGATCGCACCCGTCTTGCACCTGCCGTGCAAGGCTATCACCGCAGGGGCTTCCCGGCACGGCTCATTGCCATGCGCCTTGGCATTTCCGAGCGCACCACGCGCGGCATGCTTAAGGCGCTGGGGCTGACCGCACCACGCCCCCAAAGCCGACAGATCATGGAGATACGTCATGGGTGACGTTCAACCGCTCGGGCATCTGGCCTCGGTCAATGAGCCCGAAAACATGCAGGCCGAGGCGGCGCTACTGGGCGCCATCCTGACCAACGGTCGCCGCGCGCTGCCCATGGTCGAGGAATATCTGCGTCCCGAGCATTTCTACGAGCCGCTCAATGGCGTGATTTACGCTGCCGCGCTCCGCATGCACATGGCGGGTGTCGAGCCTAATGTGATCCTGATCCGCAACGAGATCAGCGATTCCGAAGTGCTCATGGGGCGTGACGTGGCGGAATATCTTGGCCAGATCATGATGGCCACGGTTGGCATTCTCAATGCCGGCGATTATGGGCGTGCCATCTTCGATGCCTGGACGCGCCGCCAGCTGCGTAATCATTGCATCGATGTTTCCCGGCTTTGCCTGACCCCTGGTGGCCAGACGGGCGAGGATCTCGTCGAGCAGATGGAAGCCGGATTGCTCGAAATCGCCCAGAACATGCGCGAGAGCCTGCCGAATGTGACGATCTCCGAGGCGATCCGCGAGGCGATTGCCTGCGGGCAGGAGAACCTGCTGCGCGGCTCGGCACTGGCCGGGCTGTCATGGGGCTATCCCGCCATGGACCGGATGACAGGCGGCCTACTGGGCGAGGGGCTGTATGTGATCGGCGCCCGCCCGGCCATGGGCAAGACCGCTTTTGCCCTGGGCGTGGCCATGCGCGTTGCAGCGCTCGGTGAGCGCGTGTTGTTCTGGTCCGGTGAGATGGCGGCGCGTCAGATCGGCGCACGTGCCGGTGCGGCTTATGCGGGACTTTCCACGCTCTCGGTCTTTGCCGGGCGGCGATACGATATTCCTGAAGATATTGAGACGGGACTGCGTGTCCCGCTCGATGGATGGCAATGGCAGGATCTTCAGGCGGGCGAGAAAGCTGCCGAGGCCGTGCCGCTTGAACTGGATGTTCGTTCCGGCCTGACCGTAGCCGGGCTGCGGTCGCGTGCGCGTCGGATGAGGCGCAGCAAGCGCGGGCTCGGCCTTATCGTACTCGATTATGTCGGGCTCATGCATGGCAGCGATGCCGCGCGCCGTCGCGGGCGCTATGAGGAAATGACCGAGATCAGCGCCGGGCTCAAATCCCTCGCCAAGGAACTCGGCATTCCCATCATCGCACTGGCCCAGCTCAACCGCGAGGTAGAGAAGCGCGAGGACAAGCGCCCGACCGAGGCCGATCTGCGCGATAGCGGCGGGCTAGAGCAGGACGCCGATCTCGTCGCGTTTCTTTATCGCGACCACTATTATCTCAGGAAAGAGGCCAGTGGTGACGGGCTACAGAGGCGCGACAAGGAAACGGCCGAGCAGTTCGCCAATCGCTGCTCTGAATTCCAGTTCCGCCTGCAGCAGTCGGTCGGCAAGGCGCAGATCTTGATCCGCAAGAACCGCCATGGCGGGACCGGGTCGGTGCGCCTGCGCTTCGATGACGACAGCACCTGGTTTCGCGACGAGACCGAAGACCCGCGCAGCCCTGCCTGGGCTTGTCGGGACGGTGCAGCATGACGCGCCCCGCTTCGCCTCGCCCTGTCTCGCGCCGCCGCTACGGTATCCACGCCCGCGCCATCATGGCCGATCCGCGCTGGTCGGTTCTCCCGCTCGCCGCGCGCGGCATGTGGCTGCATCTGGCCGATATCGCCGATGTCGTCACCGAGCTGCGTGCGCCTGTACGCGGCCAGGCGCTGACCGTGCCTGATCTGGCCCGCCTGCTGGCAGCAGACCCGGCCGAGGTGATCGGCGCCGTGTCGCATCTGGTCAATCGAGACATTATCGAGCCCGTCGCGGACGGGTATCGTCTGAAAGCCTATTGAGATGTCCAAATCTTCGATCGAAAGACGGGCGCTTGCCATGGTCGCCAGTGACCTGCGCCTGTTCACGTTGGCCGCTGAGGCTGTCGTCGTATGGGTGCGTCTGATCTCGGCCATTCTGGAATATGGTGCTGACGGCATCCTGCACGCCGGTAAGGACGGTGCGCCCGATCTCGCGGCGCTTGCGCGCTTCCGGTTTCATGTGACGGAAACCCAGCTCGAAACCTACATGGAAACCTACGCCAGAACCCGGCTGATAACCTATGACGCGGCAAGCGGGCTGGTCGGTCTGCCTGAGACGCTCCAGCCGACACGACGCGCCATTGCCTCGCGACTGAACGGCAAAAAGGGCGGAAGACCGCCGAAAAACGTCAATCCATCGCCGCAGCACGACCCGCGCCAACGTACCGCCATGATGCCGATCTCAGGAGGAAAAACCGTGTCTTGCGAAACCCAGCACAAAACCCAAGGCTCCTACGCGCGCGATAAGCTTGGCTTAGCTTGTAATATAAGCTCTGAAGATAAAGCTAAGCTTGGGACGCAGGTGAGTGACGCGCAAATCGACACGGCCTATCAGCGCATCGGCCCCATGGCGTTCGAAGCGGCCGGGTTCGACCCGGCGCGCGACATGGGCAATTACCGCGTCGTCCGCCAATGGGTGGCCGATGCCCTGCATGACGGGTTGAGCCCCGAGGAAACCGAACGCCTGATCCTGGGCGTGGTGGAAAGCGTGGCAGAACGTCAGCGCAGTAAAGGCGCTTCGATCAGCCATCTGGGCTATTTCGGCAAGGCGATCGGCACTGCGATCGCAAACCGCGATGTGCCTGACGCGCCACTGAGCGAGGCCGAGATCGAGGCTGATCGCGCGTGGAAACGCGACATGGATACATGGCGCGAGCGTGTGGCGTCGGGCGTTGCGGGTGCGGTTAATGAGCCGATTCCGAACCGTGCCGAGTACCTCGAGCGCGTAAGGGTGGCCGCATGAGCAAGATGCCCTTGCGTTTCGATCCCGAGCGCAGCCTGCCGGAGCAGGTGGGCGAATGGCTTGACGAAGCGGCCCTCACGCTTGCGGCCCTTCCCGCCGCTGGTCTGCGCCCAGCCGGTGCGAGAAGCACATGGCCGGACTATCTGCGCGATCTGGAAGATCTTGGCTGGGATCGTGAGAGCGATGAGTTCCTGCCCAGGCCGACCGCCGATCAGATCGACCGACTGGATAATGTGCTCACCTGGATACCGCTGGTCGAGGATCGCAAGCTGCGAACAGTGGTCAATATGCGCCTGATCGTTCACCGGATCTCGGGGCGGCATAAGTGGGAATGGCGGAAGATCGGGCCTAAACTCGGCGTTGATCACAAGACTGCACAGGCGTGGCACCAGCGCGCCTGTGTAGTCATCGCAAAAAAAATCAAGCCGTCTGCATTTTCTACTACCCACATTCCCCAATTTGCAGATATTTGAGACCCAAGATCGCGAGACGCTTACCCATTCGGGCAGGCGTCTTTTTTTGTGCCTGATTTCTGGAGTGACGATCCATGGCGGTCCGCGGATTGCAGTGCGTCCTGCCAGCAGTTCGTAGCGTCAAAACCGGTATTGCAACGGCGCTGCCGAAGCAGGCAAAAACCATCTATCTCTCGCCCGAATGGCGTGGCCTGATGTCCCGCCTTCTGGCCCAACGTGGCCGCCGCTGCGAGGCCTGCGGCCGTACCGGCTGCCGGATCTTTGGCGATCATATCCATGAACTGAAAGACGGCGGCGCGCTGCTCGATCCGGGCAATGTCCGGCTGCTCTGCGGCTCCTGCCACAGCACCAAGACCGCCCGCGTTCGGGCGATCCGTTGGCGTGAAACCGTTTAGGATGCGAGTCAGGCCTTTTGTTTTGAGCTCTCCTGGCCTCGGCGAGAACCATCGAGCTCGCACCACAGCATGTGAGCGGCAGCCACAATGGCTGGACCGATGAAGAGGCCTACAAGGCCGAGCATGTGCAGGCCCCCCAGGATGGCAATCATCGTGTGCAGGAACGGCAGGCGGGTCTCGTCGGAGATAAACTTCGGACGGGCAAAATGCTCACCGCAGAACAGAACGAAGAGTCCCCAGCCTGCAACGGCAATGCCCATGTTCATCGACCCTGAAGCCGCAACGATGCCGCCGACGAGAATTGCCGCCGGATAGCCGCAGAAGGGGATCGACGCAGCAATGGCTAGAAGGATCGTCAGGATGACCGCATGGCTGGCATCTGCAATGAAGATCAAAGGCGAGCAGACAAGCGCCTCGCCGATACCAACGAGAACCAGTCCGTTGACGGCACCACGAATGCTGCGAACGATGTGCAGAAGAATGTCGTCACGCTGGGTGAGCTCGATACTGACCCTGCGAAGAGATGAAGTGACACGTCCGTAGGAAAGAAGGCAGCATGCTGCGGTCAGCATGGCAATGAAAAAGGCTTCCAGGAGATGCGGGATACTTTTGAGGATCTTGAAAGCCGCGAGCCCCGCGATCTTGGAGACCGACTTGGCCTGGGCCTTGGCCATCTTCATGATCTGTTGCGGGTCGATTTTGTTTGCGAGGCTTGCTGGAAGCACGCTTTTGACCTTGTCGATCCGGGTTGAGACGGCAGGCGGCAGGGCTGGCGTCGCACTGTCGCCAGAGCCTGCTTCTTCCCCATTATGATCTGTCGGCTCGGGCTTCCCCGCACTCTCGTCGTTCTGCGGCGATGCGGCACGATCTTGCGCGGCTGCGTCAGGACCGTTTGCTGGGGCCGATGTCGGGTGAGGAGCGATGAGATGGTGGGCTTTTTCCGAAAGCGATCCGATTTCGGTCACCGCGCCATAACCCGCTATGCCAGCCATGATCGTGAAGAGCACGCAGGTCAGTCCGATAAGGCTGATGGCCGCCATCTTCGCACCGATAAACTGTCCGAGTTTGCGCTGTATCGGCCGTACAGCAATGGCGATGACTGCGCCCCATGCCAAAGCGACAATAAGCGAGAACGAGATCCAGATTGCCCCGGCATAGATCGCAACGCCCATGCTGATGAGTGCGAGATACTTTACCCAGGGATGACGTTCAGAAATGAGACGAGAGGCCATCTGACCATGTGTTCCTTTTATCGGTTGGTGTGCGGTCGGAGTCGGGAGCGCAATGTTAAGTGGCCGCGGGAGGGACAGGATCGACCGTAACCGCCACCCCGCTTTGCAACAGGTCTTTAGCCTCTTCCGTACTGCCTACCGCTGGCGGTGAGCCTCGCAAAGGCATTCCTGCCGTTTCACGAACGGTCAGCATTGTAACGATGCCGATGAATGCTGCGCCCATCAGGTACCAGGCGGGCATGTCCAGATATGTTGTCTTCTTTACCAGCCAGGCCATCAGAAGCGGTGTCGTCCCGCCGAAGAGAGAAACGGACAAGTTGAATGCTACCGAGAGGGCCGTATAGCGAATCGGGGTGTAGAACAATGCTGGCAGTGTAGATGGCATGGAGCTCGTGAACCCGGCCAGGGCAATGCCGAGCAGCATCAATCCCAGAAAGATCAAGCTATCGGAGTGACTCTGAATGAGATGGAAACAAGGGATTGCAAGAAGCAGTAAGGCAGCTGACGCGCCCAGGATCATTGGTCGGCGCCCGATGCTATCGCTCAGGAAACCGCCAATAATATTGATCGGCATCATGAGGATCATCACGACGATGATGAGGATCAGGCCCTTGCTCTCTGCGTAGCCAAGAGAAACGGTCATATAGCTCGGGATGTAGGCGAGCAGCATATAATCAGTGACATTAAAAACGAGAACGAGGCCCACGCACTTCGCCAGTTGCCGCCAGTGCATGGCAAACAGGTGGCGCCAGCCCGGACGGGCATTCTCGCGCTTTTCAGCTTCGAGCGCATACGCTTTGAATGAGGGTGTCTCTTCCAGTCTTGTGCGGGCGTACAGGCCCAAAAGCCCCAGAGGTGCCGCGAGAAGAAAAGGAATACGCCATCCCCACGCGAGCATCGTCTCTTCGCTCAGACTCACCTGCAACAGCGTCACGAGACCAGCGCCGGCGACATATCCTGCAAGCGTACCGAACTCGAGCCAGCTTCCCATCAAGCCTCTACGACGATCGGTCGAGTATTCGGCGATGAACGTTGCGGCGCCTCCGTATTCTCCACCGGTCGAAAAGCCCTGAACGAGGCGCGCTGCAAGCAGGGCTATCGGGGCCCAAATACCGATAGTGGCGTAGGAGGGAATCAAACCGATCGCAAAAGTCCCAAGCGCCATGGCAATCATCGTGGCGGCCAGCACTCGCTGCCGACCGTATTTATCACCGAGCGGACCGAAAATGACTCCACCGATAGGCCGTATGAGGAAGGCGATCGAGAACGTGGCGAGCGTGGCAATCAGGCTTATCGAGGCGTCGGTGTCTGGGAAAAAGATCTTGCCCAATGTCACGGCGATATAGCCGTAGACCCCGAAATCGAACCACTCCATGGCATTACCCAATGCCGCGGCACCGACGGCACGCCTGAGCATGTCAGAGTCGACTACGGTGATATCCTGATGGTTGAGCTGGCGCCTGTGTTTGAACCATCCGAGATGTGGATGAGAACTTGGATCTTTCGTCATTGAGCAGGCTCCCTCCCTGGTTTGAGGGAGCGGTTTTTGCTGCAGGGTACGAACCCCGCATTCACTGACATCAAGGAAATCATGCAGTTACAATATCAGGAACCCCTTAAGATGTCGAAAATGTAATCTGTCCCGACTGGTGGGCAGACACTTTCGGCGGCTCCAAGACGGCCCGCGTCCGGGCCATCCGCACCCGCGAAACCTCGCCCCGCTAACCCCGAGGGGGCGGGTCAAAAGTCCGGCCGGATCCTACCCCCGCAACCGCGCAAGGCTCAGCGGCAGATTTTCCGGTCTATCAAGGAAATCAAGTTATCAAGGAAAGGGAGCAGAAATGGCTCACGGTGGCGCACGTCCTGGCGCCGGACGCAAAAAGGGCAGCCGGAACAAGAAGCAGGTGGACTGGAACGGCCCGCTCGTGGTCGATCCCTCCGCACTTGCGCCCGGCCTCGATGCCCTGAGCGGCATGAACCCGCAGGATCTGGCATCCTGTTCGCCGCTGGCCTTCCTCACGCATATCTACCGCAATCGCGGCCTGGCCGCCGCCATCCGCGCCGACGCCGCCAAAGCCGCGCTCCCCTACGCTCATGCCCGCCTCGCAGCCCCGCGCGATGATCAACCCGCCTTGCCCGGCCTCGATAGCGGCTGGGGCGACGATCTGCCCCCGATCAACAGAAGGAACTGACCATGCTGGATCTGAGCCGGAAGGACTGGGAGGCGCGTGTGCGTGCCGGCCGGTCCCTCCTGCCGGATCTGAAGCCCGTCAATCCCGATCTCGCGGCGCGGGCCGTGCGCTGCTTCGATCGGCTGCGCATCCCTGATGTGCCCGGCACGCCTGCCATGGCGCAAGCCTGCGGCGACTGGTTCCGCGAAATCGTCTCGGCCCTGTTCGGCGCGCTCGACCCCGACACAGGTGTGCGTGCCATCCAGGAGCTGTTTCTTCTGGTACCGAAAAAGAACAGCAAGACCACGAACGGCGCAGGGCTGATGCTGACGGCCGTGATCGTGAATGAACGCCCCAACGCCGAGTTTCTGATCGTCGCACCCACCAAGGAAATCGCCGATCTCGCCTTCAGCCAGGCGCTCGGCATGGTGCAGAACGACCGCACGCTGATGCGCTGCTTTCAGGTGCAGCAGCATCTCAAGCGCCTCAGGTTTCATGCGACAGGCGCGACCCTGCAGGTCAAGGCCTTCAGTCCGGACGTCATGACCGGCGTAAAGCCTGCAGGCGTGCTGGTGGACGAGCAGCACGTCATCGCCATGCGCAACGATGCGGGCAGCGTCATGCGCCAGATACGCGGCGGCATGATCTCGCAGCCCGAGGCGTTCCTCGCCATCATCACCACCCAGAGCGACGGGCCGCCTCGGGGCGTGTTTGCGCAGGATCTGATCCGTGCCCGCGAGATACGCGACGGCAAACGCTTCCAGCCGGTTCTGCCGGTCCTGTACGAATTGCCGCCCGATATCCAGCAGCCCTCCAAACTGCCCGGCGAGGCCGCGCCCTGGGAAGATCCCGCGTACTGGCCGATGGTGCTGCCCAATCTCGGCCGGTCGATCACGCTGGACCGCCTGAAGCGCGAGTATGAGGACGCCCGCGAGAAAGGCGTGGGCGAGCTGGCCAGCTGGGCGTCGCAGCATCTCAATGTCGAGATCGGCCTTGCCCTGCGCTCCGATCGCTGGGTGGGGGCCGATTACTGGCAGGGCGCAGGCGATGACACGCTGACCCTCGAGGCCCTGATCGAACGCTGCGAGGTGATCGTGGCGGGCATCGACGGCGGCGGCCTCGACGATCTGCTTTCGCTGGCAGTTCTCGGGCGCGATACCATCACGGGCCAATGGCTGCACTGGCAGAAAAGCTGGGTGTTCGAGGGCGTGCTGGCGCTTCGCAAGCGTGAGGCCAGCCAGCTGCGCGACTTCGAGACACAGGGCGATCTGGTCATCACCGCCGAGCCCGGCACCGATATCGAGCAGCTGGTGGCGGTCCTCGGCACGATCGACCATAGCAACAAGCTCGCGATCGTCGGGCTCGACCCGATGGGCGTGGGCGCCATTGTCGATGCGCTGGCCCAGATCGGCATCGCCCATGAGCGTGTGGTGGGCATCTCTCAGGGCTGGACGCTCTCGGGCGCCATCAAGACCGCCGAGCGCAAGCTGGCAGATGGCACGCTCTGCCACGGGGCAAGGCCGATCATGGCCTGGGCCGTCTCGAACGCGAAGGTGGAGCCCAGGGGCAATGCCATCATCATCACCAAACAGGCGGCGGGCTATCTCAAGATCGACCCGCTGATGGCGCTGCTCAATGCGGTGACGCTGATGAGCCGCAACCCCGAGCCGCCCGGTGGCGGCCGAATGGATGATTTTCTTTCAACCGGGATCATTGCCGTATGAGCATCGCCACGAGACTGCGCGGCATGGCCTACAAGGCCGCAAGCGCGGCTTTCCAGTCCGTTACGGGCGTACCCCTCACCGATCTGCGCCTCGGCGCTTTCATGGCGGGCGGGCCAAGCATTTCCGGCCAGCGTGTCTCGGTCGATACCGCGCTGCAACTCGATACGGTCTGGGCCTGTATCCGGCCCCTGTCCGAAACCATCGGCTCGATGCCGCTCAAGCTGCACGAACAGCAGGGTGACGGGCAATCGTCCCTGGCCCGCGATCACCCGCTTTACCGGGTGCTGGCCCGCGCGCCGAATGCCGATATGACGCCCATCGAGTTCTGGTCGTGCATGGCCGCGTGCTGCCTCGCCTGGGGCAATGGCTTCGCCCAGATCATGCGGCGCGGTGACGGACAGATCCTGGCGCTCAATCCGCTGCGCCCTGACCGGATGACGGTGCAGCGCGATCCCAGCACCGGGGCGGTGGTCTATCGCTACAGCTATCAGGGCAAGACACTCGTGCTCGATGAGGGCGACATCTTCCACATCAAGGGCTTCTGTTTTGACGGGCTCATGGGCATTTCGCCGATCACGGCGGGACGGCAATCCATCGGGGCCGCGCTCGCCGCCGAGGAAACGGCCGGGCGCATGTTCCGCAACGGCCTGCTCTCGCAGACCTATATTTCCGCTCCGACCTATCTGAGCGCAGCGCAAAAGGAACAGGCAAAGGCAATCCTCGCCGATTACTCGGGCGCGATCAACGCGGGCAAGACGCCCCTGCTCGAGGGCGGGTGGAAGGTCGAAAGCATCGGACTCAGGGCCGAGGATCTGCAACTCCTGCAAACCCGTTAGCTGGGCGTCGCCACGCTTTGCCGGTGGTTCGGGGTGCAGCCGGTCATGATCGGGGCGATGGAAAAATCCACGGCCTGGGGCACCGGGCTGGAACAAATGAATCTCTGGTTCCTGCAATATGGTCTCATGCCCTGGCTGCAACGCATCGAACAGGCCGTTTCGCGCTGCCTGCTCTCGCCTGCCGAGCGTGACCGGTATTTCGCCCGGTTCAATGTCGATGCGCTGTTGCGCGGCGATAGCACGGCGCGGGCGGGCTACATGCAGACCGCGCTGCGCTCGGGCTGGATGACCGTCAACGAGGCCCGCGCCAATGACAACCTGCCCCCCATGCCGGGCGGCGATGTGCTCATGGTGCAGGCGCAGATGATCCCGCTCACCGATATCGGCAAGCCCCGCAACCTGACCGCCACAAGCGGGCAAGATCCGCCTGCCAGCAACCGACCGCCCGGCACGCAATCCGGCATCACGGGAGACGACAATGAATGACTATCTGGCCGCTGCCTTCGAGTGGAAGTTTGCGCCCGACGCGAAAGAAGGCAGTTTCGAGGGCTATGGCAGCGTGTTCGGCCATCAGGACGCGCATGGCGATATCGTCCTGCCCGGTGCCTTTGCCGAGACCCTGGCCGAGCGCAAGGCGCAGGGGCGCAGCATCCCGATGCACGTCATGCACGGCATCCTTGGCGGTGATGGCCTGCCGGTGGGTGTGTGGGAGGATGCCAGCGAAGATGCGCACGGGCTGCATCTGCGCGGGCGTCTGTCCGGCATGGATACCGATTACGGGCGCAGGCTTTACGGCCTGGTGAAAGACGGCGCGCTCGGTGGCCTCTCCATCGGCTTTTCCGTGCGCAAGAACGGCGCAACTCCCGGCACCGATCCGGGCGGCCCGCGCCGTCAGATCAGGGCCGCAAACCTGCACGAGGTCAGCCTGGTGGATGACCCGTCCAATGCCCTCGCCCGCGTGACTGAAATGCGCAGGCGGTTTTATCCGGTGGCTTCACTGCCGCCGGAACAGTCACCCGAATTACGCACGGCCGAACGGGAACTGATCGAGGCTCTTCGCTCGGGCTTCAGCCTGCCTGACCCACGCAGGGTCTGCCGGTCGGGCTGATCGCCCCCTCTCATCTCTCTCATACTGAACACAGAACAGGGCGCTTCGAGCGCCCTTTTTCATGAGGAAAACCCCATGTCCGATTACGAACAGGCCGCCCGCGACCTCAAGGCCGCCACCGATGAGGTCAAGCGTTTTGCCGAAGCCTCAACCACGGAACTGCGCAACCTCGGCAAGGTGACGGAAGAAACCAAAGCCAGCGCCGACAAGGCCCTGGCTGAAATGAACGGGCTTTCCGCCCGCCTGGGCGATCTGGAACAGAAAGCAGCTCGCCGTAGCGACACCGCCGAGAGCAAGTCTCTAAGCCTGGGCGAAGAGTTCATGGCCAGCGATGCGGCACGCAACCTCAAATCCTCATTCCAGGGACGGGTCAGGACCGAGATGGAACGAAAGGCGCTGACGACAGGGCCCGCCACCATGGGCGCCACGACGTCTGCCGGAACATCTCTCATCCCCGCAATGCGCCTGCCGGGTATCGATATGATCCGCCTGCCGCAACCCACCTTGCGCAGCCTCATCCCCTCCGGAGCGACCTCGTCACCCATTATCGAATTCGTCCGGCAGAAAAGCTTCATCAATAAGGCTGCACCGGTCGCCGAAGGTGCGGCCAAGCCGTATTCGGATGTTAGTTTCGAGCTTAGCCGGGCAAATGTCGCGGTCATCGCTCATCTGTTCAAGGCCTCGAAACAGGCACTCGACGATGCCCCCGAGCTCGTCTCGATCATCAATGCGCAGGGCGTCGCAGGGCTTGAGCAGGTCGAGGAATACCAGTTCATGTACGGTGACGGGACCGGGGCGAATGTCCTCGGTCTCATGAAGCAGGCGACAGCTTTTGCGGCGCCTGCCGGCCTTACGGTCCCGGATGCTGCTCTCGATACGATCCGAATGGCCATGTTGCAGGCATCGCTCGCGCTCTACCCGGCGACTGGCATTGTCCTGCATGAGATCGACTGGTTTCGTATCACATCCGTCAAGGACGGCATCGGCCGCTATGTCCTCGGGGATCCGCAGTCTGTCGCGACGCGGTCCCTGTGGGGTCTGCCGGTTGTCGTCAGCAACACGATCCGACAGGGCGATTTTCTGGTGGGTGCCTTTGCCACCGGTGCGCAGATTTTCGACCGGCAGTCCGTGGCGGTCGAGGTAGCCACTGTGGGCGACGATTTCGAGAAGAACATGGTTACCGTTCGCATCGAGGAACGCACCGGCCTCGTCGTTTATCGTCAGCAATCCTTCATCACCGGCACCCTGCCGCCCGATGCGACCGCTGCAAAGAAATCCTGATCGGGGGGCACCATGACGCTCACCATTCTCGAAGCGCCAGACAAGAACCTCCCCCTGGTCTCGCTCGATGCCCTGCGCGATCAGCTGGCGGGCGAGCCGGGCGGGCAGAACAATGACCCGGCCCTGAACGAGTATCTGGCCCAGGCCACAGCCCTCGTGCAGGCCACGCTGGGTCGTCCGGTTCTGGCGGGTCTGTATCGCCAGACCCTGCGCGTCGGGGATGGCGAGCGCCGCCTTTCGCTCGCTCTCACGGCCTCGCCTGTGGTCGAGATCGTCACTGTCACGCAGGATGGTTTTACCCTCGACCCCAGCCCTGAGGGCTGGGAGTGCGCGGCCTGGTCCGGCCTGCTCTATCCTTCCCACCTGCAGGGTGCATGGTGGTGGCCCGGTTGCTACCGCGTGACCTATCGGGGCGGCTGGATTGTGCCGGGCATGAAAGACGACCAGGGCGAGCCTCTGGCCCCGACTGTCCCCGCCGATATCCGTGCTGCCACGCTCTCGACCGCCCGGGCCCTGTTCTTCACCGCCCAGCGCGGCGACCCGCTCCTGCGCTCCGAGAGCGAGCAAGGCGTGGGCGCAAGCAGCTGGGCCACGCCCGATGCAAGCCTTGGCGGTCTGCCCCCCGATGCGGCGTCCATCCTTGCCCGCTATGCGCAGGCGGGTCTGTCATGAGCGTGGGCGTCAGCCGACGCAGGCGGCAAATCCTGCGTGCCGGACGTTGCATGGTGCTGAGCCGGGCCGATCTGAGTGAGAGCCTGACTGTTCTGGGTTACGCCCTGCCACCTCAGGCCGCGCAGCTCGCCGAAGGGGCTGGTAAGGCACCGTTCATCGCCCAGATCACCGCCGATGAAACCTCGCGCAGTGGTTATAGGCCCCGCCTGCGAGACACCCTGCGCGATGGGCCAAAAACCTACACCCTGACCGACGCCAGCCCGGTTTACGATCGGGGTACGCTGTGCGGCTGGACCCTGATCGCCTCGGGAGGTTCCTAATGCTGTCCGATACCGTCTGGAACGATGCCTATGCCCGCGCCTCACGGGTGGCGGACCAGCAGTCTTTGCCGCTGGTCGACGTACTGATGCAGCCCGCGGAGGAGCGGCCCGATATCCACTGGCGCATGGAAACACAGACCAGTCGATCCGACAGGCTCGGTCTGGGCGAGAGTGCCATGGAAGAAGAAGGCGAGATCGCGCTGCATCTGACCATGCGTGTGAGCAGAATCTCGACACCTGACGCGCTGACCCTGTGCAAGACGATGAGCACCATGTTTCGCGCGCAAATGCGCGAGGATGCCCCTTGGCCTGACGGGCTATTTTACGACGGCCAAAGTCTCTATCCGCCCGATCCCGATGCAACGGGAAACTGGATCAGCATGAGTCTGATGATCCGATATCGCTATCAGGTTTACTTGCTCTGAGGTGGATTCACAAAAAAAATTAAACCAGCAATCTTTCGTAGCATTATCGTTATAATAACGATATGATAGCTCTCGGGTATGCGTTGCCCAAACTCGGCCTAATTGAAAGAGGACTCAACGATGAATATCGCAGTGCTTGCAGCTGTCGCCTATGCCGCTTCAATCCATCCTCAAAGTCATTTGGTCAGCCCTGCAACAACCGAGTTTGTTTCGGTTAATTCACAGTTTTCTAATTTATCCGGAAATATAGTTCCCGACAGAATCGATGGCGCTAAGCTTGAGGCTGTCGCCTATGAAAGGCCGGCTCCTGTGCAGAGTTGCAGCTATTGCAGCGATGCTTTGGCATCTTTGGGTGAGAGAGGATCGGTATTTTACTGCATTACGCATAAGATTTTGACCTGCTGACGAACTCGCCTAGCTATAATAATTTCGTCGGCCGACGAAGAAAAGCCGCCTTACTTGGGCGGCTTTTTTAATGCGCGCAGCACAGCGACGGCGACCCGCGCACTTAAGCAGATCGCCGAAACCCGCCTTCTTCCCATCCGAAAGGTTCGCGATGAAATTCTTTCCCCTCGTGGAGACCGCTGACAACAGCGGTCTTTTCGTGCTGACCGGTGCTGTCTTTGATGCATCCAGCGCGTCGATCGCCCTCGACAAGGTGGCGGCCAGTGTCGCAACCGGCCTGCGTGTGGCCGTGTCACCCTATCGGGCTATGGGCGGCATTCCATCCCCCATCACGCCCTCGCGTGCTGAAGAAGGGGCAAGCTACGTGCTTCTGGTCGAACAGGAGGACGAGCCCGGCATATTCGCGTCTGACGGGCAGTATCTGACAAGTCAAAGCAGCGATGCCGCCCCGCTCGCACTCACCCTGCAGCTTTGCTACGGCCGCCGCGTCGCGCTCATGCGTCATCAGCCTGAAGATCGTCCGGACGCGACGACACCTCCCGAAAAGACGTCATCGACAAACAATGCTTCCGGATCGACCGGCCCCAGCTCCGTTACCTCGGCGGGCTCCAGTTCGAATTCAGGGGCATCGGCCAACGCGGGCAGTGCCGTCAACTCCGGCGGTTCCTCTGCCACGCCTGCCGTGAAGGGGGCGTGATATGGCCTTTTCAGGTGCAACAGCAGGATTTCAGGTCGGGGTACAGGCCAATGACACCATTCTCGCCTACGCACGCGAGGTCACATATGGGGTAGCGCCGAGTGGCCCCTATCAGCGCCTGCGCCTGACCGGTGAGAGTTTCCGCAGACAGAATACGAGGCAGCGCCCTGAGGAAATCAATCCCAACTGGGAGGCCTCCCAGGCCGTCACGACACAGCAGGCCGTCGGCGGCACATTGTCCGGAGCCCTGTCATTCGGCTCTTATGACGTGCTTTTGGCCTGCGCATGTTCGGGCACGCAAAACGATCGATCCGTTGCCTTTCCCCAGGGCGTCAGAATTGACCTCAATGCCTTTTCCTGGTCAGGCGGCAAGGTGGTTCTCGCGACCATAGGACAAGCGATCTGGAACGTGCTGCCGTCGGTCGGTTTTGTGCGCCTGCGCTCGCCTGTCGATAAGATCGATGCCATTTTCCCGTATGAGGCGCGCGGCGATTTCCTCGATCCTGCCGAGGGGGTTTTTACCACCGGCAGAGGCCTGCTCGATGCCGGGGCCTCTGTACAATGTCCACGCATCGTCAACGGTGCCACGTTCAACAGCCTCACCTTTATCGAGCAGCTGGGCGATGAGACGCTGGTGCGAACGGGCGGATTTGTAAAGCAGATCCAGATCTCGATTGCCCAGGGCCAGTTTGCGACGTTCTCTGCCGATCTCGATTTTCGCGACGAGCAGCGCGTGACGTCATCGCCTGCGAATGACCTTCTGCCGCCGACCGACAGTTTCGTACTCGACCCGGTCAAGGGATGGGGATCGCTCTGGCTGGATCGCAAACGGGTCACGGCACCGATCCGTCAGTTTCAGCTGACAATCACGCGCGACGGCGCAGGGCAGGATTTCGCCATGGGCAGCGTGGCAGCTGTCGGGCAGCGGCCCGGCAGTTTCATGGTGTCGGGCCAGATCCAGCTCTTTTTCCGTGACAGCACCGAATACCAGAAATTCCAGGACGACTGGCAGGGAGCGGTTCAGGTTCTGCTCAAGGACAAAAAGGGTAATGGCTACGGCCTGACTTTCTATAACGCCTCGCTGCAGAACCCGCAGATCAATGCAGGATCGAAGAACAGCACGATCGTTGCGACTTTCGACATCGAGGGCAACCCGCGACCGGGGGGCGGCACCTTCGCCCTGAGCATTTTCCCGGCCTGATCGCCTGGTCTTTGCTCGCAACATCGCAGGCGGTGTCCCCGCTCTGAAACGACCTATCTCAAAAAACAGGAAGAACAACGCAATGGCAAAACTCTCTGCCTTTTCCCGCGATGCTGGCCGTGTGCAGGAGGGCGAAACGATCGAGGTCGGGCCGCCCGGCAATACGTTCCTCATCACCACACGCGGCTTCACGCCGCGTTATCGCGACGCGCTCTATATCCTCAAGAATACGGTGGCGAGCCGTCTCAACCGCACGCTGCAGCCAGGTGCCACGCGCTACACCGCCGAGAGCCTGCCGCCGACCGAAGATGACAGGGCACAGGGTCAGGCCATTGCCGAACATTGCGTGCTCGATGTGGATGGCCTGCAGAATGACGACGGCTCCGAAATCGGGATCGATGCCTTCCGCCAGCTGCTTGCAAGCGGTGAGCATCCGATGCTGATCGCCCTTGCCATATCGGCTGCAGCCAAGGTGGGCGAACAGCGCACCGAAGATCACCGGGACGCGGTGGGAAACTGACAGCGGCGCTGGCTTGGGAACTCGAATACGGCCCATTCACGGGGCCTGACGAGTTGCCAGCGATCCGCGAGGCCATGCTCGCCAGCAAGCCTGCCCTCCCACCCTCACTCGAACGCCCATGGCGTGGCTGGCACGATTTGCAACACGATCGCGCCTGGCTCACCGATCTGGTCGGGGCTGCCATGGGCAAGATCCGGGGCGTATCGCGCCCAGGCGGTATCTCCTGGCAGGCGCTGGCACGGTGGTGTGAGGCCAATGCGGTTTCGGAAGACGACCGGCCATGGATCGAGGACCAGATCCGCGCCATGGATAGCGTCTTCATGGCGTATCGAAACCGCAGGATCACCGAGGATATCGAACAGTTCATGAAGGGATGAACTATGGCGAGAGCTGCAGCCTTCAGCCGGTCGCTGCGCCTTTTTGTCGATCGCAATCTTTCCCCCGATGCCCTGCGGGCTGAAATGGCAAGACAAGCCATTGCGGCGCGTGACGCGGTGATTGCACGCGGCGAGGCGCCGCCCAGCTGGCGGCGCTATGTGGACGGCAAAGCCGACGCCCCAGAAACAAGCGTGCGGCTGGACGGCACCATTCTCTATCGCTTCAATCTTACGGGCGAGGCAGCAGAGGCGGCGCTTGCTTTGTGCCGCTCAACATCGCCCGTGCGCAGCGGACGCTTTCGCGATGCCTGGGTGCTGATCTGTGACGACAGGCCCTGGAAACAGCCTCTCAAGGATCTGCCCGCAGATGGCACGATCCTGATCGTCAATCCGCTGCCTTATGCCCGCAAGATCGAGACGGGGGCGCTTGAGCCCAGCATACGGCGCAACCAGATCGAGCGCGTGCGTCAAACCCTCATGCGGCGCTTTCCGACACTCATTTTTGGCAAGACCTTCGTGCGCGTTGGCAGCGGCATCGCACCCTCTGCCCCGTACATCCTGCGCGGCGCCTCGGGCGAGCGCAGGACACGGGCTGGCACGGTCATGACCTATCCGGCTCTGCAGATCACCCTGCGGTCATGA